AGAAGACGGGGAAAGCCTTCATCGTGGACGGGCACCACCGCGCCCTGGCGAGGGAAGAGCTGAAGCAGCCGGTGCTGGCGTACATCGGCACGGTCAATTCCGCCGAGGACTACCAGTCCGCCACCCAGACCCATTCTTCCCAGCTGCACTCCGGGTCCGACCCGCAGAACAAGAGCCGGGTGATGGTCTCCAAGCTGTCGGTGAACTACCGCCCTTCGACGGGCGTCCGCGACTGCGCTAACTGCGTCATGTTCCGCAGTGACGGGACATGCGATCTGGTAAAGGGCGACATCAAGCCCCGTGATATCTGTGACCGATGGGAGCCAAAATGAATCTTAAGCGATTCCAGGACCTGTGCCGGGACGAGTGGAACAACCGCAAGGGCGACGTGCGCACCATGTGGCTGGTGGAGGACTCCTACCGCCAGCTGAACGAGGATGCCCTGGCGTACAGGCAGACCGACAAGATGGACATCTACCTCGATGAGGACGCCGCCCAGAACAAGGTCGCCGGCGCTCAGGTCAGCGTGCTGGTCAATCCGTACACCCGCACCGTCGTCAAGATGCGCCTCGCCCGGGACACGGACGTGGCGGAAGTCTGGTACGGCGACGGGCATTTCGAGACCCGGTTCCTCGACCCGGAGAAGGCAACCGAGCTGGGCATCCAGGTCCCTGCGTAAAGGAGAACACATGATATTCCTCGGGCTCATCCTTCTCATCATCGGGCTGATCGCGGGAATAGGAATCCTGTTCACGATAGGGATCATCCTGATTGTCGCCGGGCTGGTCCTGGCTCTGCTCGGGCACGCAGGACGCCCGGTCAGGGGCAGGCGGCACTGGTACTGATGGACAAGTCCGCAGAGACCCCCCGGGTAAGCACCGAGCACCATCCTCTCGGGCACGAGGGTCTCTGGCATACCCCGGACAGGCATTCCCCGGATAAGCAGCAGCTCCCCGCGTACATCCAGAACATTGCCAGGGCGCTCATGCGCGATCACGGGATGGGCGAGTCCCAGGCTATCGCTACCGCCATCAACGCGGTGAAGAGATGGGCTCGGGGAGACCTCGGGGAGGCGCACGGGCATGTCCACCCGGAAGTCCGCTCGGCGGCGCAAAGGGCGCTTGCCGAATGGGAAAAGCTCAAGGAAACCCACCATGGAGGCAAGTAATGGACGCCGACTGGCTCTCCCTGCCATACATGCGAAGCCATTATCTCAGCACGGTGCAGGAGCTGGAACTTCTCCAGGCGGTCGAGCCCCGGGATAATCCTTCCAGGGCGCAGCAGAAGCTTGCCGGGGAATGCTGGACGATGCGCCGGGACGCTTACAGAATCCTCGCGAAAGCGGTCGGAGAGCAGTTCGACGCGGCTATCGAAAGGGAAGCGGCTCCTTTCGGGTGGTCCATGGAGCAGCTTACCAGTGACATTCTTCGCGAATGGCTCTTGCGCGATGAATAACAGCTAATATATAATCACGATCAGGTGCACTATGCCTTAATTGGCAGTGCGCCTTTTTCTATGACCAAATATGGAGGCATGTGGCGACGACACTGACCGATTCCGGAGAGCTGACTTACGTCTCCTTTGGCATCGAGAAGGTTGAGAGCACTCCTGACGGCGACCTCATGGTCTACGGCCGCGCCACTGACGGCTCTGTCGATCACGATCAGCAGATCGTTCACCCTGACTTCAGCTCCAAGGCTATCGCCGAATGGCTGGCAACCGGCGGCAATGTCCGCGTCCAGCACAATCCCCAGCGTGACCCGGCTGGCATCGGCGTCGAGGCGCACACCGACCCGGACGGCGCAACCTGGGTGAAGGCGCTGATCGTAGAGGACGCCGCCAAGAAGCTCGTCTCCAAGGGAGTCCTGCGGGCTTACTCGGTGGGCATCGCGAATCCTTCTATCGAGCGCGACATGACCGGCAAGGCACGCGGCGGCATCATCAAGTCCGGGAAGATCGTGGAGATCTCCCTGGTAGACCGCCCGGCTAATGCCCAGTGCGGTTTCCAGCTGGTCAAGTCCGTTGACGGGCACGCCGAGTTCACCGGCGAGCTGTTCGGCGACGAAGCCGCCATCGCCAAGGCGCTGGGCGCGACCGTGACCAAGGACGACATCACGGACTTCGAGGTTCCCTCGGACTTCGACATCAATTTCACGCCCAACGATCTCATGAAGATCATGCAGGACAAGATCGTCAAGCGCCACTACAACGAGCTTGCCGCGAAGGCTATCGCCGACGCGGAGGCAGAGCTGCTGGGCAAGGACCACCGCGATTTCTCCGTGGACCAGCGCCGGCAGCAGGCTTCGGCCGGACATGCACTCCCGGACGGGTCTTACCCGATTCCGGATACTGACGCCCTTCGTCGCGCAGCCATCCTGGCGCGCTCCGGGCATGGCAACGTGGCGGAAGCGCGAAAGCTGATCGCCCGGCGAGCAAGAGAGTTGGGTGTGGATAATCCCCTCGACAGTGGTGATACCGAGAAGGTCATTACCTCCGAGACCGAGCCCGTGGTCGAGAAGGCGGACGAGCCGGCTATCACCAAGGACCCGGAAGTCGGCGACGGCGACAATGACGCTGACGACAAGCCGGTTATCCCCGAGCCGCACGCCGGTGCCCCCGAGGCAGCCAAGGCTTCCGCGCCCCCCGCTAAGGGCGGCAAGAAGAAGACTGGCAAGAAGCTTCCCCCGTGGCTGAACAAGCCGGATGCTGACGACAGCACCAAGGTTGCCGGCTGCGCCGAGGAGCACGAGCACACCGACAAGTGCGGTCCCCTGCCCGCGCCGAAGGAGACGCAGCAGCCCGAGACGGCACCGCTGCCCGAGCTGCACGAGTCTCCCGCCAAGCCCCACATGAAGGGCGCGACGGACGTGCTGATGCGCTACAAGACCATCGGCATGGACACCGACCTTGGCATGCTGCACGACTTCACCTGCCCGGCGTACAACCCCAACGAGATCGCCCAGCTCTTCCCGCTGGCAGGCGTGGACACCCTCATCGACACCGACCTGTGGCAGCGCAAGGCGCTGAACGCCGCGACCGGCAAGTCGCTGACCGAGGCGATGGAGGCGCAGCAGGCATGGCAGGCGGTCTCCATCCTGAAGGCGACCGACCAGGGCGAGGTCAACCAGTACCGGTTCGAGGCGTACAAGGCGTTCCGGGATGCCAACCCCGGTCCCACCTCGTACCCGACCCCGTGCGAGATGAGCCCCGGGAAGTTCCACCGCCCGGTCATCACGGACGGGCACTCCCAGCTCAGCGAGGGCTACGGCTCGCCGAACTCCAGTGCGAAGGTCCCGGACACGCGGCCGAACGCGCACGGCTTCGGGCGTCCCCCGCTGAGCGGCGGGCACCAGTCCCCGAGCCCCAGCCACATGAAGGCTGACTTCGAGTACCCCGCTGAGCAGGGCGTTCCCACTCAGATCCGCTACGCGGAGATCGAGAAGGAGAAGGCACGCCGCGCGCTGTCGATGCTGCACGACCACCTGAACCACATGTTCCCGTCCTCGTGCCCGATGCTCGACCAGGATGCCTACCGCCAGGAGAATGTCGGCGCGCACCCGATCGCGGCGGTCGGTCACAAGGAGATCGAGGTCACCGAGACCGGCGCGGTGCTGGCAGATGTCTACAAGGACATCCGCAAGCTGGAGGCGCGGGTCCTGCTCGGCGAGATCACCGAGGAGCAGGCGCGCGAGAAGCTGAGCCGCAAGGCTGCCAAGCGCTATGCCGCGTCCCTGCACAAGCAGGTCCGGCAGGGCATCACCTCCATCGGCGAGGTCCGCAAGGCGCTGGGCATCGAGCCCGAGCCTGAGGCTGTTCAGGCACCACCCGTTACTGCTCCTGACATCAGCAAGGCTGCAGGAGCCAGTGCACTGACTCCCGACCTCATGAAGACCATGATGTCGGAGATCCTTGAGCCCCTCCAGGTAAAGATCACCGCCCTCGAAGAGCGGAATGCATCTTACGAGGAGAAGATCGCGGCTCAGAATACCGAGATCGACAGTTACCGGCAGCGGCTGACGGTAAACGACCAGCGCTGGGATGCACTGGCTAACCAGCCTGACCCGTCTACTGCCGCTTTTGCCGGTCTCGCGCTCAACAATCCTGTGACGAAGAATGCCCCGGCGGGGATCGTCAAGCAGGCTGAGCACCACGAGCGCATTCAGGGAATGATGATCCGCCAGCTTGAGCGTACATGGCGGACCAGCGAGAATCCTGCGGAGCGGGAAGCTGCCTACAACGCTCTCCTTCGGCACCGGGGCGACATCCCCGAATAACGAACGCAATTACTCTTAGCAAGGAGAAGTGTGGCAGATATCCTGACCACGAATGAGGAGCTTGCTGCTCCTTCCATGGGTGCTGGCGCACCTATTGGCGCTGTCAATGCCCAGATGGGCGCGGCAGCCCGCCGGTCCGACTACGAGGCTCTCTTCACCACCAAGGCGAAGGACCTGGTAAAGGGCGTTGGTCACGTGACCAACAATGGCGTTCCCCTTCAGGAGGGGCGTCACTCCGGGGAGATCCTGACCAAGGCAACCCAGGCGGCACTCGACGTGCGCACCGCTACCATGCGGGGCGTTCGCGACACCGACGCGGTTCTCGGCTCGCTCGCCACGGACTTCAAGCAGCACCGCAGCTTCGCGCCTCTCAGCTACCAGCTGAACCAGAGCGCCCAGCTGAACAAGAGCTTCACCGCAGGCAACCTGGGTCTCAACGGCGTCCCCTACGGACTGGTCCCCTTCGACCTGCTGGCACCCAGCCGCCTCATCTACCCCGTCTACACCCTGTTCCGCAACAAGTTCCCCCGTCCCGCTGGACAGGGTGCGGCTCGCCAGGTGTACGGCCTGCTCGGCATCTCCGGTTCGCAGACCGGCGGTCAGGGCATCGTGGACATCTCCATCCCGGAGCTTGTCCAGTCCAGCGCCACCAGCATCGGCGGCACCAACTGGCCGCTGAACCTCCCGGGTACCGGCAAGCAGACTGAGTTCAAGCTCTCTGTCCCCTACCGTTTCTTCGGTCTCACTGAGTCCCTCTCGTGGCTCGCTCAGTTCGAGGGTCAGGGCTTCGAGGATGTTTCCGCGCTCGCCAACCTTGTTCTCCTGCAGGAGATGATGTTGGGCGAGGAGTACCAGATGATGGCTGGCTCCTCTCAGAACCTCCCGACTCCCGGTCAGGTGACTGCGGCATTCCGTACTCCGGGCTCCAACGAGACGGCGATCACCGGCGGTACTGCCGGTCACTTCGCCGTGTCCGTGACCGCGCTGAACTTCTTCGGGGAGACCATCGGCTCGCCGATCTCCACGGACCTCACCGCATCCCGCGCAGGCGGGGTTGTCGCGGATGTCACGATTGTCCCGGTTCCCGGGGCTCAGCAGTACAACATCTACGTCAGCACGAACGCCACCGTCTCCATCGCCACCTCTTTCCTGCAGGCAGGGACCACGGTCCAGGCGGGCGTCACCAGCCAGGGCGTGCAGACCGCGAACGCGGTCGGCGGCATCCGGTTCACCGTCCAGGGTGCGCTGGCATCTGCCGTCGCTCCCCCGGCTGCAGACACCGGCACCGGCGGCTCCAACCGCATGGAGGGGCTCATCCCCACCCTGTCCGGGCTGTCCGCGAACGGCTCCGGTCCTTACGCGAACGTGGGCTTCGAGTCCGCGAACGTCTGGAAGGGCGGCTATGTCAACCAGGGTGTCGGCACTCACCTGAGCACCAACGCTATCTTCACTGCACTCGATGCACTCTGGGAGAACAACGGGCTCAACAACGTTGCGCCTGGCGTCTACAAGGCAGACCCCTCCGAGATCGTCGCCGACGGCGGTGACCTCATGCGTCTCGCCAACGACATGCTGCTGCAGGGCAACAGCCTCAACTACCTCCTGAACATCAGCCAGGACCAGATCTCTGGTATCCGCGCAGGTGCCGCCGTGGCAGAGTTTGTTAACCCTGTCACCCGCAGCACCGTCAAGCTGACTGTTCACCCCTGGATGTCCCAGGGCACCGCGCTGCTCATGAGCTACCAGCTGCCTCAGACCTGGAGCCACGTGGACAACGCATGGGAGATGACCGTGGTGCAGGACTACATCAGTGTTGCATGGCCGGTCATCGACGCCACCTTCCGCTACAGCATCTTCCTGCTGGGCAGCCTCGTGGCGCACGCGCCCATGTACAGCGGCATTCTGCAGGGTCTCCAGGTCAGCGACGTTACGCCGTTCTCGTAATCCCTAAAAGGAGACTTGTCGTGTGAGCGACACCATGGATGCAATGCAGAAGGCTGCCGCTGAGCAGCTGGCACAGGAGGCTGCTGACCGCAAGGCTGCCGCCTCGGCTCAGGCTCTCGCGAATGCGACCGCAACCCGGGAGGCACTCGAAGCGCAGCAGATGGCTGAAGCCAGGGCAGCAGCCCAGGCTGAGGCGGATGTTCTTGCTGCCGAGGAGAAGGTCCAGGCTGAGAAGGACGCCAGGGCTAAGGCTTACGAGGACGCGGTGCAGGCTGAGAAGGACGCCAAGGTCCAGGCTGATAAGGACGCTAAGGCAGCTGCTAAGGCAACTGCGGCAGTCGAGGCAACAGCCAAGGCTGCACAGCCAGAGGATGAGCCTGAGGCGGCTGAGGAGCCGGCTGAGGACGACCCGATGGCACCCCCACTCTGATCATCTAGTGACATGCCGCCAGGCATCCAGGTAAGTCCTGGCGGCATTCAAATGGATCGTCTAAAGCGGCAGAGCCGCAAATCAAAAAACAAGGAGAAGTGTGGCAATTGCCGCTCAGTGGGTTGTCAATAATGCAGCGGTCGCTACAACCGACACCGCGCTTTACACGGTTCCGACTGCCGCGTTCGCTGCTACCGCAGGCACCTACCTCTACCCGAGGGATCTCGTCGTAACCAACTCCGGGGCGACCACGATTTTCGTGGCGCAGACCACCGCAGGCTCCCCGGTCAGCACCACGACCGGCAGCTTCCAGGTCCCCTCCGGGGGCACGGTCATCCTGTCCCAGTGCCAGGTTCCCGCCGGCTCGGTCATCAAGGCACTCAGCCCTGGTACCGCCGGCACCGCTTCGGTCGGCTACGGCACCAACGTCTCGTACGTCTGAGGCAACCTTCTATCAATTTAAGGAGGCTGTATGCCGAACCTCGGTCCAGGGGTAGATCAGCACATCAACCTGACCCCGGTAGGGGTGCAGGTATTCACGCCCACTCCCGGCGCACCCGCCACGGTCAGGCTTTCCAATGAGGGCTCCGGGGGCACTGTTTACATCGGGGGGGCTGGTGTCAGCCCGGCGAGCGGATTCCCGCTGCTCCCGGGGAACGTCCCGGTAAAGCTCCAGAACGTCAACGTGAACCTTTACGCATGTTCCGGGTATTCCACCACGGCTGCCGCCACTACCCTGACCGCCCCGGCTAACGCGGGGGCGACCTCCCTTGCCGTTACTTCGGGCACGGGTACTGTCACCGGGGCATACGTCCTGGTGGGCACCGGAGCTGGTTCGGAACTCGTGCAGATTACCGCCGGCGGCGGCACTGCCACCCTGACGGTCACGCCGCTTCTGTATGACCACAAGACTGCGGGTGCCGCCCAGGCTGCAATAGCACTTCCGGCACAGCTCCGCTCTACTGCCGGCGTTGTCTGATAATTCGCCCTGACCCTGTGTAATATGGGGTCAGGGCGAACTCAGAAAGGCTTGTATGCATGAGGTCAACGGTCAAGTCCACATGGGATACGGACAAGGTTGAGCCGCACGGGTATTTCACCACGTACCTGAGTCTTGCAGCAGAACTGGGTCCTCATGCCAGGGTCTGCGAGCTGGGCGTGGAAAACGGGGAATCGCTCCGGATGTTCCAGGGGCTTTTCCCTTGCGGCGAGATCATCGGCGTTGACGCCAATCCGGACGCAGTGTGGCCGGACGGCACGGCGAGAATCGTCTCACTTCAGGACGACAGGGAACTCCCCGGGAAGCTGGGGGGTCTTTTCGACCTGATCGTGGACGACGCGAGTCACGACGGGCTGCTCACCCGGAAAAGCTTCGGCTTGCTGTGGAAGCTGGTACGTCCCGGCGGGTATTACGTGGTGGAAGACTGGTTCATCGGGGTCTCGCGCCATGCAGACGGAGCCTATGATCCGGTAATGCTGGAAACAGCGGGCAGTTTCCTCCGTCTGCTGCGCAAGCGCGATAGCGAGTGCGAGTTCATCTTGTACCGCTATGGCATGGCGATCCTGAAGAGGCGCGCATGAAGTCCCGGCAGCGGAAAATCCGCGAGTGGATAGATAACGCTCGCAGGAACGACACGTGCAGTCAGTACAAGTGCACGGGCAAGAACTTCCCCTACTGCGCGAAGCACGATGCCCCATGAGGGTACTCGTAACCGGCGGCAATGGCTTCATCGGACGCGCGACAGCTGCCGAACTGGAGCATCGCGGGCATACTCCGGTGATATTCGACCGACATGGCAGCGACCTGGAGGTCATTCTCGGGGACATCCGGGATGCTACCGCTGTCACCGAGGCTGTCGCCCATGTCGATGGCGTGATCCACCTGGCTGGCGTCCTGGGGACCTCGGAGACGATCACCAATCCCCGCCCCGCTGCGGAGACCAACATCCAGGGCGGGCTCAACGTGCTGGAAGCCTGCACCCAGTACAAGGTGCCGCTGGTGAACATCGCGGTGGGCAACTACTTCGAGTACTCGACGTACTCGATCTCCAAGAACACGGTGGAGCGTTTCGCCGTCATGTACGCGAGATACCGGAAGACCCCGGTATGCAGCGTGCGTGCCTACAACGCTTACGGTCCCGGGCAGTCGGTTGCCCAGCCGTACGGATCGTCCCGGGTGCGGAAGATCATCCCCTCTTTCGTCGCCAGGGCACTGCACGGAGAGCCCATCCAGGTGTACGGGGACGGTGCTCAGGTCATGGACATGATCTACGTCATGGACGTGGCACGGTGCCTGGTGACGGCGCTGGAGAACGGTCCGGAGCACGGACGGGCGCATATCGCAGGGACGGGGCGCAGGACTTCCGTCCGCCAGATCGCAGAGGCTGTCAAAGCTGAGGTATGGCGCGAAACAGGGATAAACGCAGCAATCGAGCACCTGCCCATGCGGCCGGGCGAAACTCCTGGTTCAGAGGTGCTGGCAGACATCAGTCGGCTCGTGCCAGGGATCGTCTCGGACGGGCTCGTCAGCCTCGAAGACGGGCTCCACGAGACGATAGTTCACTACCGTAAGGTGTTCGGCAAGTGAGGGTCCTGCTGACCGGCTCGGCGGGCTTCATCGGGAGCGTCATCGCCGCGACGCTGGTAGAGCAGGGGCATTCGCTTACCCGCGTGGACAAGCGCACAGGTATCGACGCCAGGGATTTCTTCCGTGACTGGGATTCCCCGTCCCGCCGTTACGACCTGGTGATCCACTGCGCCGCCGTGGTCGGGGGAAGGGTTCTCATAGAGAGCCCCATGGCGCATGCGGAGAACCTGGAAATAGATGCGGGACTATTCCGGTGGGCTGAGCATGTCAAGCCCGGGAGAATCGTCTACGTCTCTTCTGTCGCCGCGTATCCGGCGGGGCTCCAGAGGACGCTGGGCGGCGCGCTTTACGAAGAAGATATCGACCTGACAGACACCTGGGCTCCGGACGAGCTGTACGGGTGGGCGAAGCTCACCGGGGAAGTGCTGGCATCGCGGTCCAGCGTCCCGGTTTCGGTGGTGCGCCCGTTCACCGTGTACGGGTCAGGTCAGGACCCGGTATTCCCGTTCGCCAACATCGCCCTGCAGTTCAGGGAGCGCCGGAACCCGGTGACGGTGTGGGGAACAGGCAATCAGGTCCGTGATTTCATTCACGTCAAGGATGTGGTGAGAGCAATCATCACTATGGCAGTGAAGGAAATTGACGGACCTGTTAATTTGTGTACGGGGAGGGCGCTCAGCCTGCGGGAGCTGATTGCCCTTTTCGCGGAGCAGGCAGGATATGACCCGGAGATCAGCACGGCGGATAAGCCTGAGGGGCTTATATACCGGGTGGGATGCCCGGAGAGGCTACTCGAATTCTACACGCCGGCGATGCTTGTCGAAGAAGGCATCACTGAAGCACTGAAAGGTCCGTAATGACTCTTCTTGTCATGGTCCCGACCCGTCAGAGACGAGAGAACTGCGAGCGGTTCCTGAAGTCGTTCGAGGAAATGACCGACGACGCGGACCTGGTGTTCATCACCGACTCCGATGACCAGGACTCCTATAAGGACATGGACTGGGGCAGTGCGCTGCACGCGGTCCTGGAGCCGAGGGAGCCCACCGTCTCCAAGGTGAACCGCACGGCGGATGCCTGCGCCAGCTCCTATGACGCGCTGATGTTCATCGGGGATGACAATACGTTCGCCACCCCCCACTGGGACACCATCTTGATGAAGGTCCTGACGGAGGACATGGACGGCACGGGAATGGTGTACCCGGACGACAAGCGCCGCAATGACATCCCGGAGACGATCATCATCTCCTCGGACATCGTGATGCATCTCGGGTATTTCATGAACCCGGGGTTCGCGCACTACTACGTGGACAACGTGTGGGCTGAGATGGGCAAGCGCTCGGGTCTCATCCGCTTCTGCCCGCAGGTGGTCGTGGACCACAAGCACTATTCCATTGACCCGGACACCCCGCACGACGAGACGTACACCTTCGCGGAGAAGGCATGGGGGCGAAGCGACCATATGGCATTCCAGAAGTGGCGTGCCGTGGACATGCCGGCTGAGGTGTCGAAGCTCCGCAGGAAGTTCAACCCGGACATCAAGTGGGTGCTCGACCAATTCTAGGAGTTATATATGACCGTACTACCAGCCGGCGTGCCGGTCCAACTAGCGGATGTTGTGACTGTTACTGCTGGTAACAGCACTACAGTAGATATTAACTATGAGCTAGGGGTAAAGAATCTAAGCATTATCGTGGGACCATTCAACGAAACGACTGTTACTAGTGCTGTTCAGGTCCGCCTTCTGGCGGGGATGGATGGAACTACCTATCCTGTCACCCTTATCGATAACACGAATGACTTCGTTGCTCCATACTACGTGATACAAACTATTTCTGACACGGGACCATTCTCGTTTATGCAATTGGTCGTCCACAACGAAGACTCCATTAGTCACACCTTCTCTGCTTGGATCGAAGCAGATTAGTGACGTGGTAGCCCTAAAAGAGAGTGGGTTTTGTGGCTTATGTCATGGGGCAGATTGTAGTTGCGCTTAATACCACGGGTCCGGTCCCCCTTTTCCGGGTGCCCGCAGGGTTGTGCAATGTCACCTTCTGGAACGGTTCGCTGACCGGGACCGTCTACGTGGGGAGCAGCACCTCGGTCACTTCCGCTAACGGGCTCCAGTGCCATTCCATCCCGACGAGCTTCTTCAACTACGTGAGCAGCGCCGGGTCGCAGTTCTACGGGACTGCGGCAACCGGTGCCGGGACCATCAGCTACATCATCGTGACCGCCCAGGCGTAAGTCATGTCCTATGTCATGGGCACGGTCACGGTCCCGGGGAACGCTACGGTGCCAGCCTTCACTGCCCCCCCGGGCTACTGCAACCTGTTCTTCTACCAGCCGTCGCAGGCTCAGTCGGTGTTCCTGGGGAGCAGCACCAAAGTGAGCAGCACCAATGGGCTGACCGTTACCCCGACCCCGACGAACACCGAGACGGTGGTGGGCAGCAGCGGGCTCACCTTCTTCGCCACCACGGGCAACGCGACTGCCGCCACCTTCTGCTACCTGATCAGCTCAACGAACTAGAGGACAGGATGACCAAGGTACTTCTCCCCCCCGGCTGCATGGGCTTCAAGGCGGATGACGGCACCCGTTACACCGCCAAGCCCGGGACGAGCGTGGACGTGGACGAGCGCCACATCCCCGCCCTGCGCAACCAGCAGTACGCTTCTGCAGGACTGGTGGACGCGGGTCCGGAAAAGCAGTTCATCCGCGACCGCAAGCAGCGGGGGCGCTGGTGCCCGAAGTGCGTCAAGCTCTGGCATGCCTGGGCGAAGACCTGCTCCAAGTGCGGGGACGAGACGGTCTCCGAGATGGAGATGGAAGAGCGCAGGGTCACCTTCAAGGACATCTTCCCGGAGTTCACCCCGATCCTGGACAAGGGCTGAGCCCGGGTCCGTAAGTGGCGACGAACCCGGGCTCAGGCGACCCTCTAGTCGCTGCGACCAGGGAGAGTGAGTACCCGGTCGCGACCCCAGTTTACTCGTCTTCGGCCTGCGGGGCGAACCACAGCTCGAAGCACTCGTCGTGCAGCCCGCTCATCATGGTCTCCCGGTCAGAGACCGACCGGTGCGGGAAAGCTTCCTGGACGTGCATGCCGCCGATCCAGGCTTGCACGGCGAACGGGTCCAGCTTGCGGACCTCTGAGGGACGGTGGCAGCGGGGGCAGGAAGCCTTCCAGACTACCGTGCCGTCACGACTGTACTCCGGGGTCCCCGGGCTGTTGAACATCAGGCTCCTCGTATTCGAATCTGACGTGCGCGAGCATGCCTGCCTGTTCGAGGGCTCGCAGGGCGGCGACTTCCGCCTCATGCCCGGGGAGCAGCCTGGCGATGACTTCGCTGTCCACCCCAGAACCCTACATCGCTGACGCGATGTTATCCAGGGCATCGATCAGCCCGTCCCAGATTCCCTCACGGTCCTCGGCGCTGTAGTCCCGGTCTTCCAGGCAGTTCTCGTACTCTTCTGCCGCCTCTTCGGCTGCGGACACCAGCTCCTCGATGTCCTGGGTGTCATCCCCGGGCAGGGACTGCTGGAACAGGTTGGCAGCCTCTGCCGCGTCATCGAACCAGGGGACCAGCGGGTTGCCTTCCCCGCCAGCTCCGGTCAGTTCCTCGCACGCTGCCCAGGCTGCCTTCGCTGCCTCGACAGCTGTCTCTGCAGTATCAGCCAGCTCGCGGACTTCCCCGAGCACGTCCTGGATCTGGGCGAGGTTATTGCGGTTGCGCTTCAGCTTGAGCAGCGCATTGACCTGATCTTTCATCATCTCTTCCCTTTCAGTTCACTACTGTCCAGCCAGCCTATCCGAAGGTCTGGCAATTGTCAAAGGAGAAGCGCATGTCCCTTTACGCGAGATCCGACCTCATGTCGGTCTCTATCCCCCAGACATCGGGGGGCTGCGGAGCCGTTCATTCCCGCTCGGTGACCCGTGGAGCCCCTGCCAAGGAGTGGAAGCTTGACTGTAATCCTTGCGAGTCCTATCTGCGGGGTGACGGGAAGCCGAAACTTATCAAGAACATCCCCGGTGACAAGGAACAGAACATTCCCGGCCGGATGGAGCACGTCGCGGACTCCGACCCGCACTGGTCCAGCACTCCCGAGGGCATCCCGCTGACCCCCGACGAGCAGCACATCAACAAGATCCGCGCCGAGCGCGGCAAGGAGCAGCTGGAAATGCTCCGGACTTACGTTGCGCTGCAGGGCGTCCCGGGTCTGGACCTCAAGGACTTCTCGGAAGCCCAGTGGATGCTCGACCGGACCCTCGACCCGCTCAAGCGCCCGCCGGTACCTAAGAGCGATGAGACTGTCGCCTGCGTCAGCGGGCACAAGAACTCGCTCGCAACCAAGTTCTGCGGCGAATGCGGCATCCCCATGCCGACTGACCTGGCAGCTGCCACGGCTGCTATCCCCCTCGGCACCCTGCACATCGCCACCCTGAAGAAGATGGCACGCTCGCGCGATCTTTCCGACAAGGGCACCAAGGTGCAGCTGATCGAGAGACTGACAACCTAGGAGTCCCATGAGCAGAGCGGCCGGACTGTGCAAGCGATGCGGCGGACCCCTCCGTGGACGTGCCGCCAGGACGGCCGCTCCTGCCGGGCAGTGCACCCGGTGCGGCGACGACGTGTGCTGGCCGAAGCATTCGGACTGGCTTTCCGAGGAAGATAACGGACGTGGCGGCTACGTCTGCAAGAAGTGCCTTAAAGCTGCTCCTGAGAGGCTCCCATGACCACCCCGATGCCTGTTGTCGGCGCACCCTACATTTCGCCGGTGACGCTGATTACCGCCCCCACGGGCATTGACTGGTCCAGTATTCCCCCTGGCGATGACGTGACCCCCGCCCAGAATGCGGCGGAATGGTGGAACATGTGCCAGCGGGCGACCGCGAAAGTGGACGCTTACTGCAACCAGGTCCTCCGCGCCACCACCGACACCGAGCTGCTGCACGGACCCGACTACCGCGTGACCACGGGTCCCTCGGCGGGCGGCGGCAACACGGGCTCCTACTGGGGGCAGATTGCCTACAACACCCGGGCGATCCTGGCACGGTGGCCGGTCCTGTCCATCACGAAGGTGCTCGTCGCCCCCAACACGTTCCCCCGGAACTACCAGACGATCCCGACCAACTGGTATGAGCCCGAGACCCCCCCGATCGGCATCTTCGGCTCCAACAGCCCTTCGGGCAGCGCCTTCGGCGGGCAGGCGATCATCATCGGGGCTGGCTACATCGACCAGTGCAACGGCCGTAACGGCTATTCCCTGCAGGTGACGTACACGAACGGCTGGCCGCACGCGGAGATCGCCCAGAACGCCACAGCGGGCTCCACCAGCCTGATCCTGGATGACTGCACCGGCTGGGCGGCTACGTCCTACTCCGGGCAGCTGGGAGCCACCGGGGCTATCAAGGACTCGGCTCTGCAGGAGGTCTGCCACGTGACTTCGGCAACCTCGGTGTCGGGTCCGGGCACGGTGGGTCTGTCCAGCCCGCTGGTCTACCCGCACGAGCAGGGCACCGTGTTCACCACCATGCCGGCGACCATCGAGCAGGCGTGCATCTTGTTCTGCACGGCCGAGGCGCTGACCCGTGGCGCGACCACGACCAGCATCCACGACATCTCCGGGCACTCCCAGCACACCGGCGGCGACGTGGAGTCCCTGAACTCCGAGGCTGAGCTGCTGATTCACCCGTTCCGGCGGACGATCTAAAGAGCCCGCCCAGGGGGGATCAAGGTTCAACTCCCTGATCCGGTGTGAAAAGTGACCTGTCCTCACCCGGGCGGGCTCCGCTTACAGGATAGCCGGGAGGCATGTGTCCTGCGGCACGACTACTACCAGACGCCAGGCGAAGGCTAAGACGCGAGTCGCCAGCCACGCCAGGCGGGCAGCGGTGATCACCCGCGTGCCGGTGCGCCAGAAGACGAAGAAGGCGCGGCGGGCGGCGCACAAGGCGGTTCGCAACTCGGGTAGCCGGCGTCCGGTGCAGCGCACCCAGACGGGTCACCGCAGTGCTGCCTCGCTGAAGGCGCGCAAGACAGCCCAGGCGCACGCCAGGGCGACGGCGAGAGCCCACGCCCACGCCACCGCCAGCGCGCACGCGAAGGCGACTGCCCGTGCGACCGCGCAGGCGACAGCCCGCGCGCATGCCAGGGCGGCGGCTTCCAAGACGGCGCGGGCGACCGCAGCCAGGACGACCGCAGCCCACCGCAGGGCGTGCCACGTGCACGCGCGTGGCACGATCCTGACCCAGAAGAAGAGCACGTCGTCCACGGCGAAGACAGTCAAGGCGGTCAAGCCGGCTAGGGCGTCTTTCGCTCAGCGGCATTTGCAGGCACTGCGGGAATTGCAGGCGCAGCAGGCACGTATCGGCTCATACGGACCGTGAGGCTTGCATTCTTTTGTTATCTCTGTAAAATCGGAGTAGGGAGGAGTCTGCCTTGCCTCTGGTAAATGCACAAGCCTTCCTGCTCAGTATCCTGGACGGCTTGCCGATGCCTTACGGCAAGCCGAATGCCAGGGCATACATCACGCCCCCCGATCCCAAGGTCAATGCCAAGGTCCCCGCGATCTACATCTGGCCGGCGGACGGCGAGGAGAATCGTTCCGCCGAACTCGGCGGGACCATCCCCAGGAACACCGGACCTAATACGAGTTCCGGGACCAAGGGCATGATGCATTTCATGGATGTGTACCTCACGTGGTTTTCCACCGGGAGCACGGCTCAGCAGGACCCCATTTTCCCCGGAATGGTAGACGCGATGATGTACGCGCTGCGGTTCTCGCAGCCGAACCCCATTACTATCACGGACCCCAACTCGGAACTTATCTCCGAGCTTTACAACGTGGGCGAGAACATGCATTACGTGACGGGGCTCAAGTCAACCGCAGATGAGCGGGAAAAGCGATATGACTGCCTTGTCAAATGCAGCATATGGGAAATCTTCAGAGCATAAATAGGAGTGTGTGGCACTCGGCGGACCAAACATCTACCCGGGCGTACTCAGCTGGCTGGGGCTTGCGCGCGAACTGACGGTCGGGAACCCCCTTGTCCCCGTCATCACGCACCCCCTGGAGCAGGGCTCTTTCGAGCCTGAGGACACGCCCAAGTTCCTCAAGGACAACGCCATCCGTGGCGCGATGACCGACCTGTTTTACGAGACACTCGGCGTCGAGTCCGCGACCTTCAGCTTCGGCGGTCCTAACTTCCTGGACAGCCACGGATACTTCTTCGATAACGTTTTCGGAGACATGTCCACGACCTGCAACGTGATCGGCGGTCCTCAGACAATCCCCTCGACCGTCGCCGTGGGCGCGACCCAGTTCACGCTGAGTGCTGCCCCCACCGGCTTCAGCGCGGGCAGCTACATCCAGCTGGGCACGGCGCTGACCTCGAACACCCCGGCGAGCTACGCCAACGAGGTGCTGCTGGTCTCCTCGACTGCAGCTGCCAACGTCGTCAACTTCATCACCACCCCGGTCAGGTTCGCGCACCCGACTGTCATCAACGGCACGGTGGTCATCGGGTCTACCGTCGCGTCCACGGTCGCGCCCACCGGCACCGTGTTCACCCACCGTTTCGCGGCGCTGAACTCGCAGCTGGGCTACGGCGGGGCATTCGGGGCACAGCCTCCCACGCACACCTTCACTGACGTGACCAACATTGTCAACGTCTTCACCAACGCCACCTTCGGCACCGCGCCCACCAACACTTTCGGCGCTCGCGTGTACCCGTCCTCGGTGCTGAAGAGCATTGACTTCTCGGGTAACGCGGAGCAGCTGCTCAACCTGAAGATGGCAGGCGACTCCTGGCTGTCGCAGGCATCGGGCACGGCGGTAACCAACGTCACCACCAACTCCCGCCCGATTCCCAACTGGGCGGCGACGGTGACCATCGCGGGTCAGACGGTCGCCTCGACCACTAACTACGCGGGCATCGGCGAATTCAGCGTGTCCTTCAAGCGGCAGACCCAGGTCTACTGGATTGTCGCGGGCACCCAGGTTCCCTACGTCATCGCGCGCGGACCCCTGGGAATGGACGGCACTATCCAGTGGGACCCGACCAACTCGGAGACCCCGCTGGACCTGATGCTGCTCAACGCGCAGGCACCCATGACCATCTCGCTGTCCAATGCGGCCATTCCCAACGCGGGTACCCCGTTCACCCTGACGTTCACCGCGAGCCAGGTGGCGAACATCAAGTCGAAGATCATGCGCAACAAGGCGCTGATCGGCTACGGGAACACGTTCGAGGGCATCGCCAACAACATCGACTACGGCGGCTCCGGGGGTCTCGGACCGGGAACGATCACCCTGGTCAACAACATTCCCACGTACTGATCAAAGGCTTCCGGGGGGCAACCTGATCCCTGCCCCCCGGGATAACCCCTGCCTAAAAAGAACAGGGGAAATGTGTCGAATAAGCGAAAGACAAGGAAGAAGCACATGGCAAGAGCCGAACTGCCCTCCGGGGCATGGGTCGAATACCGCGACAAGCTGAAGGCGAGCGACCGTTTCGCAGTCCAGGCGGTTGTCTCCGTCGAGCTGGGGGGGGACAACAGCAAGAACCGGGCGTCGTTCCTGGAAATGCAGAACGACATGCGCAACGCCCTGCTCGGCAGGATCGTCACCGACTGGTCCTACCCCTGTCCCATCCCGGCGAATGACTCGTTCCGGGCAGCGGACATGGTGCTCGGGGACGCGATGGACCTGGAGGATTACTCCGCGCTGGAGAAGGCGGTCGAGCCGCTGATGGACCTGATCGCAGGACGCAACCTCCCCGACCCAAAAAAGCCGGCTACCGGCTGACCCAGATCTTCATCTACCGGTACAACGGATTCCGCCCTGAATTCCAGCCCGACTACCCGGAGAGATTCCCTCCGATGGTGCTTGCCTACGACTTTTTCGCGCACCAGTACAACTGGACGCCGAGACAAGTGGACGAGCTGAGCCTGGACGAGATGTTCTGGCTCCCGGTGCTGACTGAAGCACGGGGGAATGCAACAGAACAGCTCCACGACAAATAAGGACCGCGAATGAGGATTCTCTGGCATTCCTGCACGCCCTGGGCACCGAGCGGATACGGTCAGCAGACCGCGAACTGGGTTCCCAAGCTAGTCGAGATGGAACATGAAGTCACGATCAGCTCCTACTGGGGGCTGCAGGGCGCTCCGACGATGTGGAACGGGGTCACCATCCTCCCCGGGTGGGGGCAGAACTACTGTTCGACTTCCCTGTCGCAGCACGCCAAGGTGGTCCAGCCTGACCTGGTGATCACCCTCGGGGACATCTGGGTGATGGACCCGGGTCTGCTCCGCGAGATGCCGGTAGCGCACTGGCTTCCGGTGGACACCCGCCCCCAGTCCCTCGCGGACAGGAACTGCGTTGAAGCCTCCGGGGCGCAGCTGATAGCGATGAGCAAGTGGGGACGTGACCGGATGATCAGCGCCGGCTACAACCCGGTGTACGTCCCTCACGGCATCGACACGGAACTGTTCAAGCCCCCGGCGGACCGCAAGGAGGTACGCGGGAAGCTGAGCGTGGACGATTACTTCGTGATCGGCATGAACGCCGCGAACAATGACGCGATAAGGAAAGCAGCACCCGAGGTGATGCTGGCTTTCGCGAAATTCCATGAGACCCACCCGGACGCCATCCTGTCCCTGCACACGGGAGTGCACCAGGAAGGCGGGCAGGACCTGGAGGCTCTCGCGGAGAACCTGGGCATTGTCGATCTGGTCAGGGTTGTCGATCAGTACCGCTACGCCTGCGGGCTGGTCACCCCCGAGGACCTGGCGGAATGGTACGGGGTGCTCGACGTGCTGTGCGCCACCACATTCGCCGAGGGTTTCGGGCTGCCCATTATCGAAGCCCAGGCATGCGGCACCCCGGTGATCACCACGGATGCTTCCGCGATGACCGAGCTTAACCCGCACGGGCTTCACGTCGGCGGCGAGCCATTCTGGAACGGGGTCCACAAGGGCTGGTGGACCAAGCCTTATATCGGGCAGATCGTGGCGGCATTCGAGCGTGCCTACGAGGACCGTGACAAGGTGCAGCGCGACAAGCTCAGGGAGTTCGCTCTCGGCTATGACCTCGACCTGGTTTCCGGGAAGTACATGGAACCGGCGATCGATGAGCTTGCGGAGCGCATGAAGAAAAGAGGGTAACCATGACCCCCGAGGAGAACTTCGTTTTCCTGACGGGGCTGATGGGGAAGGTCGCCGATGCAGCGGGTCCCATAGCCACGGCTATGGCAACCACGTTCCAGCGCCGGGTGACAACGGTGGAGCTTAAAGAGGAATTCCACCCGCCGGGCATGTTCTGGCGGCAGGTGGTCGGACATCCGCCTGCGTATGCTTCCGGCGCTCTCGCACGAAGCGTGAGAAGCGGCAAGACTGTTAGTAGCGGAACGCAGGCGGTAGCCAGCGTGGGGGCATTCGCCCGTTACGCGGCTATCCAGGAATTCGGGGGCGACACCTGGGGTAACCGGGGCATGATGCACTGGGTTAACACAGGTGGCTCCTGGTATTTCCGTCGTGTCCACGTTCCCGAGCACCCGTATTTCCGGCCGGCGCTGGAGGCTGTCATCAGAGATGGCTCCCTTCAGCGTTCGGCCGTTTCTGTATTTGCTGCCCACATGAGCCCGTACGTCCGCTAAGGAGGTGATTGTCTGCCCGAGCTGCCGAAGGTAAGCCAGGAATTCGACGCCGATGTCCAGCCGTATGTCGATGGCGTCGATGAGATGATCACCAAGAACGCGGAGTTCATTGATTCTCTCAACGAGATCATGGACAAGGTTCGCGACCTGATGGCGATGCTCGCCGCACTGCCCCGCGACATCACCATCCGCATCACCTACGAGGAGATCGGCCGCCCGGACATCCTGTCCAGCGAGTCGGTCACCCGGACGATCAGGGACGTTAACGTCGGCACGGGCGGGGCGGAAAAGCTGCCCCCTGTCACCCAGCAGGTCAAGGAGAACTTCACCGGCGGCTTCGGCGACATCGCAGGACAGGTCGCCGCGACGCAGGCAGAGGCAGCAGCCATGCGGGACCTGGCGAGCCAGATGAACGACGGCACGATCAGCGCCCGCGAGTTCATTTCCGCCGAGCACGAGCTGGTCTCCTCGCAGTTCATGGCAGCCAACATGGCAGCCCGGCAGGCGAACGCCCAGCGCCAGTCCGTCGATGCGATCACCGCCTGGTGGCAGGAAACCAACAAGGCAACCCCGGACGGGGCTGCCTTCGCCACCACGATGGCGATGGCGGCAGCCGCCATCTCGCGCTCCAATGCCCTGCTCATGCCCTTCAACGCGGGCATGCGCAACACCGCCGTGAGTCTCGGCGCGATCCCCATCGCCAGCGGGCTGGCAGCGTTCGGCATCACCTCGCTGGGCACCGCCATCCACCTGGTCGTCATGGGCGTGGCTGAGTTCCTCGCCGTGTTCCTGCCCGCCATGTACGCGGCGGCAGCCGGCGCATACGTGATGGTGCAGGGCATGCAGCTGGTTGCCCAGCATGTCAACGGGCTCTACACCGCGTCTGAAGCCCTCGGTCCCATGCTGAACACGACCGCCGGCGACATGCTCGGGCTGGGTCACTCCATGCAGACCGCGCAGGATCTTGCCAACCCGGGCGTCTTCGAGCTGTTCGGCGAGGCGATCGGCGCGATCAACGCCTTCAGCGGCACCGCCACCCTCGGGCTGAACGGGCTGAAGCAGTCCACGAAGGGCGCAGCCGGCGGGCTGACCGAATTCAGCCAGATCGGGCTGGATGTCACTCACATGCTCGACGCCTTCGGCGCGAAGATTGTCGCGGACCTGCAGGGACCGCTGGGCGGCACCTTGCACAGCCTGGTCGCGTCCGCTACCGATGACCTGCGTACTTTCGGTCAGATCCTCGGGAACCTGGGGCATGCCATCCTGTCCCTTGCTGCTGCCATGCCGGGGCTGGCTGAGGTCGTCCTGCACGTTATCGACGGTCTCACCGCACTGATCAAGTGGGTCTCGCAGCTGCCTGCCGGGCTCCTGACGGCGGTCTTCGTCATCGAGGAGATGTACCGCTGGTCGGGTCTGCTCGCCGGGGCGTTCGGGCTGCTGGGCAGGGGCATCGCCCTGCTGGGCACGCTGGGTCTCCCGGTGTTCGCGGCGATCGGGCGCAACGTGGCGTCGATGGTTGCCAACGTCATCGCCGGCGTCGCGAACATGATCACCAACTTTGTCGCAGGCGGGACGAAGATCGGGATATTCGGTGACCGGGTGGGCAGGGCTGCGGAGGGCATCACCACCAAGCTGGCGAGCGCGGTCACGTTCCTGGGGGGACCGTGGGGGGTCGCGATCGGGCTGGGCATTGTCGCGATCGGCGCGCTGGTGTTCTGGCTGTCCCGGGCGAAGGACGCTACCCAGCAGTGGATTGACAGCGCCCAGCAGGCAGTGACCAAGGCGTCCAACCTGTCGGTGCTGAATGTCATCGCCCTGCAGATGGCGCAGTCCACCACTAAGCTGGCTGCCGCCAACCAGCAGTACAACGCCGCCAACAACGAGATGACCAAGGGTGCCTCTCAGGCTGCGGCGAAGGTCACCGAGGCACAGGACGCGCTGATCAAGCAGGGTCAGGCGGCAGGTCAGGCAGCCGGGCAGACCCAGGTCTACACCCAGAAGCAGATCGACGGCGCGCAGGCTGCCAACGAGGCTGCCGGCAAGATCCAGCAGCTGACCGCGTTCCAGAAGACCCTGGTCACGCAGCAGCTGAACGTGGTCGGCGGCGCAGCCCAGATCTCCAAGGCGTACGGGGTGGACTTCGTGACCGCGCTGGGGCTGGCGGACATGGCGGGCGTCAAGCTGGCGTCCTCGATGGGCAAGAACGGGCAGCTCACCGCGCAGGCTGCCATCCAGATCGGGGGGCTGGTCCTCGGCTACGAGAAGATGAACCAGACCGGGGGCATCCTCGCCAACTCGATGGGCGCGGTCAACATCCAGGCGGGCATCCAGGCTTCCAAGGTGCAGGCGCTCAACCAGTCGTGGGACCAGTTCATCCAGATGGGCACCGGGCTGACCGGGACGTTCACCCAGCTGAACCTGGACCTGGCTCAGATGGGCAACCAGGCTCCCGTGGTGGGCAGCAAGATCCGGGCGTTCACCGGCGGCACCCAGATGTCGATAGGGCAGATCGCCACTGCGCTGAAGTCTTTCGGCGGCACCAGCGCGCAGGTCTGGCAGTCCTACAACCAGTCGATCACCCAGGCGAACAGCTTCACCGACTCGCTGCGGGTGGCGTCCGCCGCAGGCGTGGTCTCGCAGGGTCAGTACAAGCAGGCGATTGCCTCCGTGGTGGGGCAGCTGATCCCGTATGCGGGCAGCTCCAAGGCGGCGCTGGCTGAGCTGGAGATGATCAGCCAGGAGGCGGGGGGACCTGCCTACAACGCCAGCAAGAGCCTGACCCAGAACTACCAGGACCTGAAAAGCTGGACGGACAAGAACGCGGTGTCTTCCGGGCAGTTCGCCGGCATGCTCAACGACCTGACCACGAAGATCACCAACGTCAGCAAGGTTGCCGCCAACTTCGCGGGCACGCTGCAGACTGACGTGCTGAACGCGATGGCGCAGGCGGCCGGCGGCACCGTCAAGATCACCCAGCTGACCAACGCCTACACGACCGCGCTGAGCCAGAACGGCACCCAGTCCCCGGTCACCAAGCAGGCGCAGAACGACCTGACCGCCGCGCTGAGCCAGTTCGGGTTCAAGGCTAACGACATCACCCAGATCGAGCAGATCCTGACCAACACCTACGGGAAGAACCAGGCGGCGTCCAACACCCTGGAAGGTCAGACCACCAAGACCCGGACCGCGTTCGAGAAGTATTCCGCTCAGCTGGGCATCAACAAGGGCAAGGCTGACGAGCTGTGGTCGGACATCGCCGGCCGGGGCGTCAACACGTTCAACATCCTGCACAACAACACGGACCTGTCGAAGACCAAGTTCGAGCAGCTCGCCAGCCAGCTGGGCGTTACCAAGGGGCACGCGGACAACCTGTGGACGGCGCTGCACCGCCTCCCGCCGACTACCAGCGTCACGGTGAAGGAAGTCGGCATCGGCAACTACACGGTCCGCCAGACGGCGCTGTCCGGGGCTCCGGGAACTTCCGCCCCCGGGTCGGGCGGACCGAACGCGATCTCCAAGGGCGCTGCAGAGGGCATGCGGGTTCCCGGGTTCGGCGGCGGCGACACCTTCCCTGCCCTTCTTGAGGGCGGCGAGGCTGTCGTCCCCAAGCACCTGGTGGCCGCTATCGCCCCCTTCCTGGCTGCGCACCGGGTTCCCGGGTTCGCCAGCGGCGGCTTCGTGGACAACTTCAGGGGCAATGACGCGGGGCTGGGGCAGTTCACGACGAACGAGGAAGGCAAGTTCGTCAACACGATGACCGCCTCCATGGAAGCCGCTATCACCGCCTCCACCAAGACGGCGCAGGCGGCGGCGCAGGCGGCGATGAACGCGACATCTTTCGGGGCTCTCGGCGCTGCCCCGGCCGGGGCAGCCAACGCCGTCGCGGCACTGCGGGCAGCGGGCGCGCGCTATGGCTGGGGAAGCGGCGCTGAGTGGGCAGCCCTCAACTACGTGGAGATGCGCGAGGCAGGGTATTCCCTGACCGCCCAGAACCCGCACTCGTCGGCTTACGGAATG